CTGCATCTGCCGCACGATTGCCTTGCCAAAAGTTTGGCCTTCTGCGTCCGTCGCCCCTTTGGGCTGGGTGACCTGGATTACCGGGGAGAAGACGCTGGTGGTGCCGCCACCGGCCGGGCCGAGGCTCGCCATTTGGGCGGGCGTGAAAACGCCTTCGTTGCGGTTCAGGATCGTTGGCACTTCGCCGCCACCGATGCCTGGCATCTTGCCGGAGTGGTAGCGCTGCGCTTTGGGGATGGAACCCGGCATCATTCGGGGTCCGGTGCTTTCCTTGCCGACGATGCCGCCGCCGTGCATCATGGGCATGCCCATCCCGAGCATACCGGCAAGCGGAATGGTGATGGCTTGCCGGACGGCCATGCGCGCCAAGTCGTTGGCGACCGCCTTGGCCATGTCGTGAAAGGCTTCCTTGACGCTTTTGGTCCCGGTGATCAGGGAGACCAGCGCATCTTCCATGTGCATCAGGCCGTCGTAGCTCAGCGAGCGCATCTGCTGCGTCGTGGTCAGGCCAGAGTTGGCCAGATCGTAGAGAGCGTCCTTTTGCCTCTCCAAAGCCTCCTGGGCGACAGCGGCATCGCCGGCCTGCCGGACCAGGGCCTGTCCCAGCGCGTCGGTAGACGACATCGCGGCGTTCTCGAGTTCGATCATCTTGGCGATCTCGGCGTTGCGCCGGATATGGGCATCCCCATTCAGATTCATAGCTTCTGAATAGAGGCCGATTGCTGCAATTTCTTTCTTAGTGTCCTCGAACTGCGCTTGTCCTTTGTTCCTGTTCTCGGCCAGAGCACCCTCTCCGGCAGCCTTGAGCCGCTCCTGCGCGAGTGCGGTGTTGAGCGGGATATTCTCAGAGATCATCTTGGCTTCTTCTTCCAGGGTAGCCATCACGACGGCGCGTTTTTCCCCGAGAAGGGAGAGGGCTTCCGTCTCCTTGTTAGTGGCTTCCGTGGATTGGTTGATGACCTTGATTGCCTCGGCGTTGACCGACTCCCGGTTGGCCCTGGCCTGTGCCCTGTACAGGTCCGTGAGGGAGGCAACCCGTGCCTCATCGTGGGTGATTCCCAGGGAGATTGCCGCATTGCGAGCGTTGATCCTGGCCTCTTCGTCGATCATGGCCTCGGAGCTACCCTGGGTACCATGCGCCAGGGCCATGGTAGCGTCGGTGAGGGCAATGGTCTGGGACCGGGCCTCATCCATGCCGGAGACGGCTTCATTGAACTTGGTGGCCTGCTCCGCGTCGTAGAGAGCGGAGATTAGGTTCTCGAGTTCCCGCACCTGGGCCTTGGAGTATTTTGGATTGAGCGCCTGAACCTTGTTCAGGATATCCATGGAGCGGATTTGCTTCTCGACCGCATCGGTCCCGAGGGCGTAACTGCTGGCAAGGGCGGTCTGACCGGCGACGCTTTCCGTCAGTTCCTTTTTCTGCTGGGCGAACTTTTCCCCGATGTTTTCACCGGTGACCTTCTGCGCGGGCGGGATCTTGACCGGCTGGACCGTGGCGGCACCCTTCGAGGTCCCGGCACTCGGCGAGCCACGTGTCCGCTTGCCTTCAGGCGTTTTTCCCTCGAGGACATTGGTTGTACTCGTGACGACATCCTGCGCCGCTTTCAGGCTTTGATTAAGCGCGCCCTCGTCCTGGAGGCCGTAAGCGGCGGTCTGGTCCTGCATCGGCCCGAAGGCGGACATAGGCCCGCCGGGGTTCGCCTGCTGTTCCAGCGCCAGCAGTTCCTTGCGCTTGTCGATCTGCTCCTGGATGGCCACGACAGCGGCCTTGGCCTCGTCCCGGAGAGCGGTGATCTTGTCCTTGATCGCCTGGCGCTCGTCACCCTGGGCTATCTTGAGCTGATCGTGAAGCTGTTGGATCGTCCGCATCTTGACGGCATGGTCCGCCCATGCGGCACTGCCGTCCTGGACGCTCTTGTTCATCAGGATGAGCGCCGTGATGCCCCCGGCCAGGAGCAGCGGCAGGCCGACCAGGGCGCTGCCGAGGATCGTGGCACCAAGCAGCTTGAAGGTCAGGATCATCTGGGCCAGCGCAGAGACGACGCCGAGGATCCAGCCGCCGATCTTGATCCCGATCAGGACCTTGAACGCCGTCTTGACGGTATCGACGTTCTCGACCAGCCACTGGAAGCCTTGGATCAGCAGGTCCACCGCGTCCTTCAGCACGACGCCGAGTTCTGTTGCGAGCTTCTTGCCGTCGACGCTGTTTAGGAACTGGGCCAGCCGGTCCGCCCCTTCCGCCGCCGCTTGCAGGAAACCGCCGTCCGCGACCACGCGCTTGGCCTTGTCCATCGCGTTCTGGAAGCGCATGAACGAGGCGCTGGCGGTCTCGATCCGGTCAACCGGGAATTTATTGCGGAGCGCGTCATTGAAGACGTTGAATAAGTCCTGGGCGCTAACCTTGCCCTTCTCCATCGCCTTGTTCAACTCATCCGATGTCATGCCGAGGGCTTTGGCCGCCAAGGCAAATGCACCAGGTAGCTGTTCTGCGAGCTGACCCTTCAATTCTTCGGATTGTATTTGGCCCTTACTGGCGAATTGTTCTAGCGCCTTGAAAGCCCTTTGTGCACCCTCCGGTGATCTCCCGAGCAAGGCCATTGCCTGGGCGACACCGAAGAAGGTTTCCTTCGCCTTTTCGACATTGACCGTGCTACCGGTCACGGCGGCGACGAAGTTGACGTATTCCTTGCCGGTTCCCAGCGTTGACAGGCCGAGACGGTCGGTTTCCGCACTCAGCCTCTTGAACTCTTCCCTGCCCTGGATGGCGGAACCGGTCGCGACCTCCAGTCCTTTGTCCAGGTTCTGGAAAGACATGCCGGTTTGCAGGATGTCCTTCGCCACGAAGCCGACGCCAAGGCTGGTGAGTACGCCTTGGACCGACATGACGGAGCCTTCCAGCCGCTTGAAGCTCTCAGACAGGGCGGAGACGCTGCGGCTGGCGGCACTGAAGTCCGGCATCTTCGGCGTCAGGCCAAGGCCGGGTCTCTGGTTGGATGCGAACGTGACCCTTCTGTTCGCAACGGCCGGCAGACCTGGCATCTGGGCATTCTGGAGCTGCTGACGCCGAGCTTGTTCGGCAGCGAGACGCTGGCGGTCGGCCGGTGTTTCCATCCTCGGCCCCACGAAGGCTGGGGACGAGGGACCGATGATGGACTCCTGCCTGGATTTCTTCTCCGCCTTGGCTCGCCGTTCTGCATCCCGGATAGCACTGTCGTAGGCTCTTTTGTTGTTCCTCTCGAAATCCCGGATATCCCTGGCGCGGTTGTTCGCCAGTTCTCGATCGACCTTGTCCTGCGCCCGCTGCATGCGCTGGATGTCGGCCATCGTTTCCTGGCGCGGACCGATCACCTGGGAGGCCGGGACTTTCGACTCCCTGGCTTCGCGGCGCGCCTGTCTCTCCAGCCTGTCCTGGGCCTGTCGGGCTTCCGTGGCCGCCCGGCGGGCTTCCCGGTCCATCTTGGCCTGTTCGTTGGCGGCTTCCCGCTTGACGCGTGCCAGGTCCCGAGCTTCCTTGGCCTCTGCCCGATACTGACGCTGGATATCGGCCATCGTCTCGACGCGCGGACCGATCATCTGGGAGGCCGGGATCTTGGCTTCCGTCGTCGTCCTTGTCGCGGCGGCAGCAACCCTGTCAGTCGCCGCCTTGCGATTGGCGACAGCCTTTTCTTCCCTTTCCCTCTGGGCGTTCATCCGGTTGCGGAACGCCATCGTCGCGTTGACCGAGTCCATCTCGACCTTCGCGGCGGCTCGCGTCATGCGAATGCGGCTGTCCTGGTAGGACTGCTCCCGCCGCAACCGGGCAATGATCTCCTTGCCCTTAGCCGAGGTGACGTCCTTTTCCGCCTGGACCAGCGGGGCCGTGGCGGCAGACGCCTGGGACTGAGTGACTCTCGGGATGCCGCCAGCACCGCCGCGGCGCGCGCCCAGCTTGTTGAGAGACCCCTGGACAGCATCCGCCTTGTTGGCAAGCTTCGCCAGGGCCTCTTCCATGGCTTTGATGGCCTTCAGGCCACTGGAGCCATCGACCAGAAGCTGAAGATGGGCGTTGCGCTCGGTCATGCGGGAGGAGCCTCGGCCGGTGGAGGTTTGCTGCGTTCTCCGGGGACGGTCCCGGCGGGGAACTGAA